CGTCGTTGTCGACGATGAGACGTAACCCGGACACCACCGAAAACCCGATCGCGGCGGGGACAGCCGCGGCACACCACGGACGCAGCGGGAGGGCAGCCCGGTTCGCGGCGATGAGCAGGAGAATGGCACCGGAGAAGCCCCCGACAGCGGACAGGATGTAGTAGGAGGTGAGTAGGTGGGCGATCACGGCATCACAGCCTTGGAGCGTCGCATCATCTCGACCGTCTCATCGAACACCGGCGTCTCGAACGGCACCCTGCCGTCACCAGCCATCGACCAGCCGACCGCGTCAACGAAGTCGTGGTTCGAGTAGTGAAACCGGATGGTGTAACCACGCGGGTTGAACGCCGCCGTGTTCGCCAACCACAACAGGCCGGCACGCCGAAACTCTGAGAACGGATGGTAGGTGTCGCCGTCGACATCGACACGGGTTTCAAGCGTCAACGGCTCCATTCGTGCCCCCGATCACCGCCAGATCCAACACCCATGTTGCGAGACAATCCGACGAACAGAAATGGTAGGTGTGGTCGACGCCGGGTTCGATCAGTTCGCCGTCTTCGTCGAGGCGAACATGGTCGACTCCGAACCAGTCGCCATCCACCCGGCCAATCGCCTTATCACAGGTGTCGCACACCTGGCGGATCATTCGGTTGCCGTCAACGCAATGGTGCCGACGAACCCGGAGACTGGTAGCGGGCCACCAGGCGGGGCGGGGGTGGGGGCGTCGAGTTCGCGTTCGTATTGGGCGAGTTCCCGTTTGATCCACGCTTCCCACGCCGACAACGCCGGAACCGGCCACACCCGTTCACCGGTCAACGGCCCCTCGAGCTCACCGGAGTTGACATGTCGGGCGCCCGATTCGTGGCGGATGCCGATGCTGCCGTCAGCCAACTTGAACACGTACGGGGTCACAGGTTCTCCAATCGGCGGGGGGACCTTGCCCCACGCGGGGAAGTCGGCGATCGCTTCGTTCGGATCGACCGCCCAGCTGTTGTCGATGTGGTAGCCGGTGCGTTGCAGGACATGGGCACCTAACGCCCTCGCTTTGGCCTCTGTGTTGAGGCGTGAGCTACCGGACCACGACCAGGCGTTAGGAACCCATCCGATACGCCACAGCCCTTGACAACGGGAGAGGATGTCGGTGTCGCCGTAGATGCCGATCGGATACGGGGCGCAGGCGACGGCGAATGCCCGCACATAGGCTTCTTGAGCGGCGATGTTCAAGATGACGGTGTTGGTGTCGACAGCGGTGAGGATCGGCACGTCGGTCGGATAGCCGCGGGCCTCGGCGAGCAGTTTGGCGTCACGGCCGTTACTGGTTCCGACCAGTGCGCCCTGATTCGGAGTTGTGGCCGTCTGCTCCCAGACGAGCAGCACCTTGAGTCCGGCAGCAATGTACGCCTCACATTGCGCCTTGCTGATGTTCTTCGCCGGGTTGGACGGGGGCACGCTGATGTAGCCGACAACGAACGTGTAACCGAGCTCGAGGAGGCGGTCGCCTGGCGGCTTCGCGAACGAGAAGTCAACACCCTTCTCACCGGCTTTGACGGTGGCGCGGCCGATCGTCGTAACCACACGGCCCCCAAACATTTCCGCTATCGCCTATTGACATCCATTACCCGATAGCGCATAATGATGGTATGACAGCAACCACCCACACGTACTCAGGTATCGAATGCCGATACCTCTGCCGCGACCACCGCTGGCCAGACTCCGAACCCCTGCCCTCCGATGACGGGCGCCTCACCTGCGACATCTGCCACGCAACCCATTACGACGTAAAGCCAATCCCACACTGGTTCCGACCCAGGGAAGCAACGTGACGGGCAAGGGCCGACCTCGCATCGGGACTGCGGTCCTCATCCGCATCCCCGACGACCTACTCCGCCTCATCGACCGCGACGCACACCAAGACGAACGCAACCGCGCCGCACAAATCCGCTACATCATCACCCACTACTACGAACCAAAGGACCCATCATGAAGCGACTGTTGACCATCACAGCCATCGTTGCGCTCGGCGCACTCACCGCCTGCAACCCCCTCGAACCCGTCCCCACCGTTGACGCACCTGTCACCGTTGACATCTCAGAAGGCGACGTCGAACCCGCATCGTCTCACGGTGAGGGTGGGGTAGAACCCGTAACCCCCGACGGGGAAGGCGGAGACTGCTACGGCGGGGTATGCCCCACCGAAGACACCGTCCCAGGCGTCCCATCCGAGGTGTGTGACACACCCGGTGAAGGCGGATGCCCCGCCAACTAGTAGGTGCCCTGCGCCGTGATCCGGAACAGGTCGGTGTTCGCCGTCGCAAACGGCGTCGGATCAACACCGAGCGTCGACGCAGCGATCTCGGTGCGGAACTGCATCGTCGTCGTCGTCAACGGGATAACCGTCCCGACGTACGAGATGCCAGCGACGGTGCGGGTGTACTCGAACGACCCACCAACATCATGCGCTGACGCCATCGTGAACGGTGTCGCCACACTGATCCCCGTACCCGATGAACCGGCTGCTGTGATCGTCAACGACAACTGCGCCCGCCACACACCATGCGACCGCTGATACCAGCCGCGAGTCGTCGTACACGACCTCGAGCCGTTCTGTGTGATGTTCGTGACGTTCCACGTTTGGATCGGCTCGTGGACGATCTCCCACGCCGCACCGTTGTAAAAGTGCAACGTGTTGATGTCGACCGCGTAGGCATACATCCCTTCCGCCTTGGCGACCGACAGATCTGTATCGCGGGCGGTAGTGGTAGCAAACCGCATGATCGTCTGCTCTTGGATGTACGTGTCAAACTGGGTTGCCGTCGGGATGTCCCCCGCCGTCCAATTTCGGTACCCGGCTCCTGCCATCAGACTCTCACCGCCCTCACCGCGTAGTGGTATGAGATCGAATCACCCGACGCCCACGTAAACGGTGTCGTTGTCGACGGCGACGTCTGCACAAGGTTCGCACCCGACACCGTCACCAACAACAACCTGATCGTGTTCGTGTCGGAGTACCACAACGCAGCGTCATAGATCGACCCGTTCGCATCAATCAGCGACGCCCGCCCGACCGGCAACGCCGACACACCACCGGCGACCGTGAACGCGGGCGGTGTGTCCCACGCCGCTGTCGCCCCCGGGAACGTCTGACCCGACGTCCCAAACAACGTCTGTCCTTGCACGACCAGGATCCCACCGGAGTAGGTGTACGACGCCGAATTCGTCGCGCCGCCACCGGTGCCGATGACCATCGCCGTCAACGCAGGCGTATAGGTGCCGGTCAACAGGCCGTCAGCGACAGCGTTCATCTCAGCCGCCGTCAGAGGTGTTCCAGCGGTGAACAGGTTTGCCATTCACCCCTCCTAGAACGCCAACACCCCGCCGGCCGGCGGAGCCAGAATGCCGAACACCGGGTCATCCAAGATGAACACCGATTCTTGTAGGACGTTCGACAACGACAACGTCATCCAATGCCCCAAATCGAAACCGATCTGATGTGACACACCCTCCACCAGTAACACCAACTCCAACGGGGCACCGACGTCGGCCGGGGTCCAGACGAGATCGACGATGTCGCCGATCTCGAGCGATGACACCGTCGCCCTATCAGCCTCCGACGGATAGCCCGACACGAACACCGACAGATTCGCGACCCGATCGCTGGGTTGTTTGTAGATGCCCAGCAGGAACTCGGACAACGCCAACGACTGAGCGTCCGTGTTCAACAACAACCCGCCGAGCGACAAGGTGCGAACACCGAACGACTCGACAGCGACAACATCGGTCGACGTTTGCAGGATACCGCCCTCACGATCAACACCAACCCGGGTGTACAGCAGCTCTGCGGCTGACCGTTTCTTCGCCGCTTGAAACTTGAACCCGGAACCGTCATCGGCGAACGTCAACAACGACGCCGAACCCGCCGTCGACAACCTGTCCCGATACGTCAGCACACCGTCACGAGCGGCGAACAGCCGGCCCAAATCGGACTTGGCGACGAGCTGCAAATAGTTGAGAACGTTGCTGCCCCAGGTGACGAGGTCGTCTTGTAACGGTTCAACACCAGCGTCGAGGTCGCGACCACCGGCGTACACCACCTCGTTGCGATCCAACGATGATGCGATGCGTTCACCGGCCGTCTCGAGATCGGTTGTCGTCCACTCGTCGAAGTCTTTGCGGGCCAACTGGCCGAGCGCATCCACACAGAACACCGAAGCATCCGTGTTCTTCGACCGGTCGTACTCGTTCTCCCAATCCTCCGCCGAGCCGTCGAACACGGTCACCCCGTAGATCGACACCGAGATGCGTTTCCCGGGTGTGATGTTCGGATAGAACACCGATGAGGCGTGAGCCGGATCGAAGGTGCGGTCAGTGTTGCGGAAGTTGATGCGACAGGTGCCGGCAGGGATCTCATCGAGCTCACGGTCACGGCCACGGTTGATGTTGATCTCGTAGCCGTAGCCGTCGATGTCGGTGGCGATGTCGCCCGCTAGCGGGCCACCGGTGTCCAACGCTCCGAGGGTGGGGTCTTCGACGGTGAAGAACCCGCCGCCACCAGAGGTGAGGTCGAAGTAGGCGGTGATGACCGGCGCGGTGAACGCCATCAGGATCGCCAGCCGGGGCCGTTGCGACGTTCGTACTCGCGGAGTTTGCCGACGATGACGTCGCCGATTTCTTTGCCGTCGGCACCCATCCCGGCGTTGACAGTGAGAACGATCGGTGCTGCGCCGGCTGCGGCCAGTTGGCTGTTCGGGGTGACGTAGCCGTTGCCGCCCATCGTCAACAACTCTGGGCCCTGCTCCCCTACCAGATATGTCTGACCAGATGACACCGGGCCACCAGACGCACGAGGACCGGACACGCCGATCAGATCGCCGTCTGACGTCACCGTCGCACCCGTGATCCGCAGATTGAGGCGGGTGTTGTATTCCGGTTTGATCGCCTCCAACTCTGCGATGTAGCCGGCCAGCTGGGCACGCAACGGATCGTTCGGCCCCAACGTCGCCGCCAAATCCCGCAGCTTGCCGATGTAGTTGTTGGTCTTCGACTCACCCGACAACGTCTCACCGTTCGCCTCACGCTGCGAAATCTCATACTCGGACGCCGCCGCAGCGGAATCGATCAACGCCTGCGCAGCCGCATCCTGCGCCGCGGCGTACTCGTCGGTGCCGCCTTTGCCTTCCGCCGTCAACGCCGTCAACGCCGCGACAGCCTCCGCGGCTTGGCGTTGCGAATCCCGGACGGCGATGTCGCCGCCAACCAGTTTCAGCTTCGACGAATACAGATCGTCGGTCGCCTTCATCTGATCCTCGAGCGCTTCGGTGTGTTCCTTCGCCGCCTGTTCCGCCTCGGCGTCAGCGTCACGCTTGTCGTCGATCGCATCCTTCAACGCTTCGATGACCGGCTCGAGGTTGCCGCCCGCCGCGATCCCTGCCATGATCGCCGCGTTCAAAGCGATCATCACTTCTTCATCCGCCGTCGTTGACGACGCCAACTGATCCAACATGGTCGCCATCTGACCAAAGCCGGTCGCCGCATCCTCCGACGGGCCAGGCAACTTGTCGATAACACCGACGAGCTCCAAGAAGCCGAGCGCAACATCTTTCGTCCACTGATTCACCGACGACAACGGTTCAATCAACAACGTCAGCGCGTCAGCACCAGCAACCGCCATCGGAACAAGGTCTTCACCCAACGTGAGAGAGACATCACGAATCGCGTCCTGCAAGTTGTCCATCGCCGCCCGCATCTTCCGGGCCTTCTCGACCTCCTCAGGGTCGATGACCTGCGCCTCAGATACCTCCGCCATCGACTCTGTCAACGTGCCGGAACCCTGCTCGATGAGTTCGGACATATCCATCCAACCCTTACCAAGCGCAGCCTGAGCGACAGCTGCTTTCTTGGTTGGGTCTTCGATGCCGTTTATCACGTCGATCGCGTTGAGCATCGTCGCATTCATGTCGGCCTGACCGTCCGCACCCTTCTTGACGGTGATCCCATACTGCTCGAGCAGCGGATTGTTCTTGCCGATCGACACCGCCAGCTTGCCGAACGACTTCTCCATCGACTCCGCCGAGATGCCGATGTCGTCAGCGACCGCCGTCCACTTCGACGCCTCCTCCGAGCTAAGCCCGGTGGCGTCAGCAAGTTTGCCGGCAGCAACCGCAGTGTCGGTGAACGCCTGCACTGACTTCACACTGAACGCCACGGCGGCAGCACCAGCAGCGGCGAGAGCGGTAACCGCCGCACCTTGCAGAGCACCAAACGCCGCTCCGGCGCCGGCCTTCATCTTCCCCATCGCACCGTCGGCGTCAGCGATCGAGTTCTTAAATCCCTTCAACCCCGAGACAGCTTTGTCGGTTGCGACGTCGAGGATGACGCTGATCTTGTTCGCCATCAGTCACCGTCCCGGATCAGTCGAACGCCTTGCGCAACACCTTCTTGAGCTCCTTCTCGAACCGGTCCGGTGTCTCCTTCTCGATGACCGCGACCGCCTCGGTCGCGGTGCCCTTGCCTTGGGTGCGGCCGTTCCACTTCTTTCCTTTGCCCTTCTTCGCCTTCCCACTCTTGGTCAGGTTGGGTGACGGCGGACCGGCGGTCTGGTGGCGTCCGTGTTCGGCGACGGTCCAGGGGCCGGCAGATTTGCCGGTGGGGTGGAACGAGATGCGACCCTCGCCGACATGGTCGAAGCGTGTCTCAAGGACGGGTGCCCACCCAGAGAACTTCGGATCGCCACCCAAATCGGCGGAGGCTGCCTTCTCTGCGTCCTTCTTTGCTTCCACCCCGAGTTTCGTCATCACCTGCTTCAACTCGGAGCCGGTGATGCCGTTGACGAACACGCCGACCCTGTGAGCGAACGAGTCGAACGTGTCCGTCGGCACCGGTTCAGCCTTGCTTGACGATTGGTGTCGCCGCAGCCCACGACCCGGAGATCGCCGCTGCACCATCAACACCGATGTCCACGCTGAAGTCGAAGATCGCCGTCCCCCAGAAATACTGGGTCGTCAACGAATTATCGGGATACAGGTACATTTTACGCGCCACGCCGTCGATGGCCGCGGTGTAGAGCTGCACGGTGGCGTTGTCGTACCAGCCGGCGAGCGATCCTTGGGCGTCGGGGAGTCCGCCTACGTACACCTCGTTGGTGTCGCCGAACGCGGTGACCTTGATCTTGTTCGTTGTCGCCTGCAACGACCAGTTGGTGAGGAAGGCGATCGGTTCGGCGGTGCCGCCCGATGTGAGGTTGGCGTAAAGGCGCCCGGAGCGCCCCGCGATACGTGCCATTTGTGGGCTCCTTGGAGTTGGACGCCTGGGATTTAGGCGGCGCGTTTGGTGCCGACCCGCTCAACAATCCGCAACAGGGCTGCTGCGGTCTTGTCGAACGTCCGGTCGGCAATCACCGCACGCGCCTCGCGTGCGGCTTCTGCGGCAGCATCCGGATGGGCAAGCCACCAACGCAACTGCTGCGAGAACTCATCCGACTCAGTGAAAGTCGGCAACATCGGAAACAACTTGTCGCCCTCAGCGCGGGGCTCCCGAAGGAAGAACGTTCCACACGCGGCGAGCTCGACCTCACGCGGGCCGATCGCCCACCCCTCCGCATGTCCCTGCTCGCTGTGCTCTTTGCGGTACAGGTTCGCGGACACCTTGCATGAGCGGTACAGGTCGGCGGTGACGATGTTCGACATGCAGACGTCGGGTTCGTCGTGAAGGAACGGGGTCAGCGGCGACGTGTCGGTGAGAGTCTGCCAATGACCGCCCAACTTCACATCGATCCCAGCCCAGTCGACCGCCTCGAAGAAATCAACCCTCGACGGAAACCCGGTGCCGACGAACCCGAAGTCGCAGGTGAGCGACGGTCGTGGTTTGCCGGGGTGGTGCACGTTCGGGTCGTACGAGTGGCCGAGGTAGTGGGTGTTGGGGTTGATGTCGGCGTGGAACTGGTCGAGGTTCGTCGGGTCGTTCAAGATGACGGTGTCGACGTAGCGGCCAGGCTGGCCTTGCCGGTCGTCCTCATAGGGGCTCTCGGTGCACCAGTAGACGATGTGGTGTGGCCGGCGATTGAGCACACCCCACACGACCGGCGGGATGAAGAACCCGGAGACGATGACGATGACGTCGGGCCACCACTCGTAGCAGACGGTTTCGATGCCTTTGGCTGCCATCAGCATCGCGTCGTTCTCGGAGAACGCTTTGACGTAGACGTCTTCGTCGCGTTTGACGTGGGCGTTGGTGTAGAAGTCGATGCGGTCATCGAGGTTGAACACGCCGACTTCGCAGCCGTTCGCTTTCAAACCGGCAACTAGGCCGTTGTGGACATCGGCGACGGAGTAGTGGGGGCCCGGGTGGACGACGAGCACCTTCATGACCGTGCCACCCACACAGTGACCGCCAGGGGCGCTGAGACGCCTTCTGGGCGACCATCGTTCACGGCGCCTATTCCGATGTGCTGACCGGCTGTCAGAACCTCACAGTGCACTACAGCGCCTCCCAATGTTGGGTCAGTTTCGATGGCGTCGAACACGCTATTCGGCTCCCCGGCATCAGCAGACAGCAGCTCGTCGAGAACCCGTAGCCCATCCTCGAGCGACACACGGCACGGAGCAATCACATCCAAGATGAATGTGACGTCGGTCTGGGCGCCCTGATCGACGTAGTAGTTGACGTACTCCTCACCCGCCCTGACGACCACTGCGGGCATCTCCCCCGGTGACCCCGGCGGGTAGGCGTAGGCGTGGAGTTCGCGGCCGGTGTTGGCGTTGATCTGAGCCGCCAACGCCTCACGGATCGCCTTCAAGTTGAGCGCCATCAAACGCCTCTCACAGCGATGCAGCGGACGTCGGTGCCAGACACATCAACCGTCCAATCCTCGAACCCTGCCGCCTCAAGCCATTCGCCGAGCTCGTCGGTGTTGACATTGCGGTAAAACTCGCTGCCGACCGGACCACCCGACGCACTGTGCGGTTCACGCCCGGGGCCGGCCATCGTCGCAACGAACGTCCCACCTGGGAGGAGGTGACGGTAGGCGGTGGCACAGATGTCGGGGGCGCGGTTGGTGTGCTCGAAACATTCGGTTGACACAACGACGTCGAACCGGTCGTCCAAGTTGAGGTCGCCGGCGTCGCAGACGTAGTCGACGGAGGGGTGGGGTTCGATGTCGACGGTGATGTATAGCTGCGCCCTTGGGAACAGGTGACGGGTGGTGCCGTTCACATCCCTACCGCCGAGGTCGAGGATGTCGCCGCCGTCGAGATCCCTACGGGAAACTGTGTCTGCGACGAACGCCAACGCCGCCTCATGCATCAGCGGATCGTCGCCCGGAGAGCGGCACAGAACTGGCGGACGTCGGCGACATCGACCAGCCGAGCATCGGAACAGCAGAACTCAACGGATGAGGTGTCATGCCGTGGATCAGAAGTGACGTAGGTAGTTGACCGATGCTCATCGCAGCGATACACCATCCACCCGCACATCAGGCCACCAGGGCCACGTTTGGGTGCTCGAGGTTGCGAAGCAGCAACATCACTTGCGGGTTCTCACGCATCCGGACAACACCGAAGTCGCCCCACCCCGCCACACCGAACCGGGTGTCACGCAAACCAGCAAAGTCTTTCGCCAACACCATCGTCGCTTCTCGCACCTTCGCCGGCACCGCAACCCAACCCCAACGTGTCGACGTGACAGACACCGTCGCCTCACGCCCCGCACACACCCAACTACCGGAGATGCGACGCAACGTGTGATACGCGGTGACGGTCCCATCGAAGAGCAGACCGTTCAACGGCTCCAACTGCATGTCGGCGGCGGCGACGGTGACGCTGTCGTCGGAGACGACGAGGTTGGTGTTGTCGGCGATGTCGTGGATCCGGACAACCGTCGACGATTCCGGTGCGTACCGTCGGGTGATCGACGTCGCGGCGGCAACATCGAAGCGGCGTTGACAATGCGTGTTGATCGCATCCTCCGCCGAGGTCAACGCCAACTGCAACTCGACCTGATTCGCGGCGATCTCCGAACCGACATACGCGGCGAAGTCGGGCAGCGTGACGTAGGGCATCAGACCTTCTTGGCGGTCCGCTTCTCACCCGGGGCACGCGTCGCCTGTTCGACTTCGCGGCGACGTTCGACGGTCGATTCGACAGGCTCGAACCGGAACTCTCGGCCCTTGACACGCCAGTCCTTGTCGTCGATGACCTGACCGGCCGACACGGAATGCGGGATGCTGTTGCTGTCCCACACCACGAACGACTCGACACAAACGAGATGAGCCATGCTTTCCTTCTTTCCAAACAGGGAGCGGTTCGTCGGGTCGGAGAGACAGGACCCCGACCCGACGAAACCGAGTGAGGTGGGTCAGGCTGCCGACGGAACGTCGAGCATCCGGAACGCGTCATCGTTGACGCTGTCCGAACCGACCCGGAAGTACGCGTACCAGCCGCGCGAACCCGTCGGCCGGCCACCACCGCCGACGGCGAACAGATGCGGGATGAACTCCACGGTTGTCCCGATCCGGTCAGCGATGACGAAGTTGTCGAAATCGCCATAGATCAGGATGAAGTTCGACACCGCACCAGCGGTCGTGACCACACCGTCCATCGCCTCAGCTTCGATCGCGCGGCGACCGAGGAGTTGCGGTGGCAGGTTGGCGCCGGCCAGGTTGTCCCAGAACCCGCCACCACCGGACGTGTCGAACCGGCGGATCAGGTTGTAAATGGAGTGGTTCGCCAACCACGACGCATTCGTCCGGTAACGGCCCGGCAGAGCGCCTTCCAACGTGTACACGTCGGCGATCGCAAACGTGTCATCGGCGGCGGCGTTGATCTCCGACGCGGTGCCGGTGAGAGCCGTCACAATCCCGATCGGGGTTGTCCCGGTCGCAAACGCCGTGTTCTCCAACGTCTCCTTGCCGAACATCAACAGACGGCCCACTTCGGACGTGACGTTCGCCTCATCCATCAACGCCTCAATTGAGATCGGGACGAACCCGGCTCCCTTGTAGATGGTGATGGCCGGCTGAGCGAACGTTGTCGCGTCGTCGGAAACCTCTGCGGCTTCCGAATCCCACGACCACGCCACCGCCGTCGAGCTCACACCGTTCCAGATGTCGCCGGTGGCGACAACCTGACGGGCGACGGACCGGATCCCACTCTGCGACCCGGCCGACGTGATGATAACCGTCGGGTCGAGCTGGAACGGAACAAGGAACCCGCCGGCTGCGTCGGTGAGCGACATTGCACGCTCAACAGCTTGGGCTTCGTCGACGGTGAACGACTGCGACTTGCCACGGGCCGCCTTCGAGAACGCCCGCAGATAGGCCGGAGTCGACGTGTACAGGCACATCCGGGAAATGTCACCGTTGTCGTTGTCGAACTTCTCGATGATGTTCGTGGCGGCTTCACGGACCGCTTGTGACGCACCGGACATCTTCTCGATGGCCGAGATGGCACGCGACCGGAGTTCGGAGCCAACCTCGCCGGGGGTGCGACTGAACGTCCGCATCTCCGACAGATCCCACGGGTTGCGGAACCGGTGATCTTCGATCGAGTCGGGCTCACCCATGAAGTCGCGGTCGAGTTGGCCGCCGTCGGAGCCCCGTTCGACACGGAACTGGCCGCGGGGGTCACCGGTGACGGCAAGGAGCCGCTGCCGATCCGCTTCACGCTCAAGCGTCTTGCGATGCTGGTCGAGGTCGCGGGACTCGTCCATCAGATCATTCCAGTACGTTTCGTCTTCGACGGTGAGTCCACCGCCATCGTCGCCGTCCTGGGCCTTGGTGTGGAGCCGTTCGACTTCGTCGGCGATGTCTTTGAGCCGGTTCACGGCTTGCTTGTGGGATAGTTCAATCTTTCCGCTCATGTTGGGCGGCCTCCTGTGATTGCGGCGGCGACACGCGCTTCGAGTGCCTGGCGTTCTTCACGCAGAACTTCGAGGGGTCGCCGAGGGCGAATGGTGGGGGTGTACCCGGAGGCAGCCTGCCGTCCTTCGTCACTTTCAACTTCGGTGGTGTGCTGCTCCGTGGGAGGCGGCACGGTTTCGGTTTGCTCCGCCGAAGGCGGGAGCGTTGCGAGGAGTCGTTCCACAGCGGCCAAACCGACACGGTCGGTGTAGCGGGCGAGGAACAGCGGATCGTGGGTGAGACGATCGAGATAGGTGTCGGTCATCGACCGGATCCCGGACGACGCGTTGTCGTAGGCGGGGAACGTGACCGGACCGAACTCGTACAGGTCGAGGTCGGTGATGGTGCGTTCGGGCAGTTTCGCCGGGTTCGCCTTCGTTGCGGTCTTCGGATCGACCCATTCTTCGGCGACAACCTTGAATCGGAACGACGCACCGAGCAGACCGGCCTGAGCGGCAGGGATCACGAAATCGTCGTTGTACGACGTGCGGATCAGCGACACTTCGTAGTAGGCGCCGGTTTCGTCTTCACGGAGGTCGACGATGGGGCCGAGCGGTTTGTTGCCGAGCTGCGGGTCGTGGCCGTGGTCGTACAACACTTTGATCTGGTCACGTCGTTCGGCGAACGTCCGCAGGAATGCGCCTGGGGCGATGCGTTCCCGGAACGTGCCTTCCCACACAGAGTCGATGTCGGTCCACTGGTTCGTCACCGAGAAATGTCCGAACAAGGTGCGGCCGTCGCCGTCGCCGTCGGCGCGGAGTGTGGCGGCGTCGCCGGCGACGAGGGCACGGACGAGGTTGTCGGTGGGGGTTTCGACCCGATCGGTGACTGTCATGAGATGAGCTCCTTCGCCGGTGTCGACCCATTGCCGTTCATGGTTGGGGTGCCGTCTGACGGCGGTTGCAACTGAACCGACAACTTGCCGGTGTGAACCAACAACGTTTCGTCCTCGGCGGCGGTCGCAGCCATCACCGACTCCGGGGTGTAGCCGCCGTCGGTGAGTGTGCGGATCGCCTGCGCCTTCACCGCCCAAATGTCCGCGGCATCCTTCGCGTCTTCCTGTAGGAACGCGATGTCGGAGGCGTCATACCACAGACGGGCCCCGGTCGGCGGGGGGATCAACGTTTCGAGCGACCCGGAAACGTTCTGCCACAAATGCCGCAACGGGATATCTGAGAAGCGGCGGCGTGCTGCGCCGTAGTTGCCGGCGTTGAGACTTGATCCCTGCATCCCTTCGGAGAACTGGGCGATGATCGCACCAACACCAGACGCCGCCGCAACCCGAGTCTCCGACGCACCTTGGATCGCTTTGAAATCGAGCTCATGCAACGACGCGCCGACCACTTTGACGTCGGCGCCGCCACCAAGAAACAGCGTCTTGCCGGCATTCTGGACGCCTTTATGGTTGGCGTTCATCCGTTCAACGAACGCGTCGAACGCCTCCGGTGACACATCAGCTGCCAATGACACCGCCAGGTTCGGAGTCGCCGCATTCTCGTACACGTTCAACCGGTGCCGGTTCGCCGCCTTGTCCGATGTGAGGTCGGAGATGATCGGCGTCAACCACGACATGCCACGGAACGACGCCATCGGATCCGGCGACGGCGCGAAATGGGCGACCTCGTCCGGCAGGAACACCGTCGGACGACGGTCACGCTGACCGCCGTCGAAATACACGTAACCGGCCCGTTTGAACCCGGCCACACCACCATTCGCGAACCGCTGCTCCAACACGATGTCGGTCCAGTCGGGACGCAACAGGCCGAGATCGCCGTCGTCGCCTGAGTAGACGTAGGCGTTGCCGGCGAAGTCGGCGTGCAAGATCATCTGCCCGAGCAGATCGCCGGTTGTGCCACCCATCCACGGCCGCTCCAACCGGTTCAGAGCGCTGGTGCCGAACAGATCACCCGGCTTCCCGGACCGCAACCGCTGCCACAGAAACCGTGCCTGTGAGAACACCTGCAACCGCACCGTCGCACACGTCCACACAATCCCGTTGGACCGCAGACCGTGTTGGACGTAGCCGGCGAAATTCTCGCCGATCGGTTCCGTTTTCGAGTTGGGCTGCGTGAAGTTCAAACCGAGCGGATACTGCGAACCCTGATAGCTGAACGACCCACCCAACCCGCCCATGCCCAGCCACGACACGTAATCCTCGAGGGCGTAACGGCTGACGGGCTGCTTACGGACGAGAGGCTCGAGGAACTTCACGATGAGCCTCCAAGTACCTGTTGACGTAGGCGGCTGCGATCAGCTCCACCCCGGCGACGATCAGACCGGCCGGCACGAACACCAGCCCGGCACCGACCGCGATCAGCAACGCCCCGGCAACCGCGAACACGACGCTCATACCCACGCCCCTAACGGTGTCGTTGGCGGATCTTTCGGGACACCACCGGCGGCGACCGTCACAGAGACAACAGCGGTGATCTCAACCCGCGACCGCTGCTCATCCCAAGATGATGCGCCTTGCGTGGTGGTGCGCCGCTTCGCCCGCTTCACAGCCCGGTTCAAATCGGGATCGTCGAGATGATGCAACATCGGGTTGCCGTCCCCGTCGAACGCCGCCGCCGCGATAAACGCACCGAACGACTGCGCTGCTTCGACCGCGCCGACCTCGCACACCTCGACGCCCGCTTCGCGAAGGTCGGCGATCAGCGCACCCTCGGCGGCCGACTTGCGGACACGCACCGGGATCCGTTTCTCATCCCAATACTTCTTCGCAACCGGCACAACCCACCAGGTGCCAGCCCGATGATCCAACGCTTCGACGTGGAGCCGTCCGTCTTCGCGGCGACCGGCCAAACCGAAACACGCCCACTGCGGCCCCAGCTCGAGCGGCGACACCGCCAACGCCAACGCAGCGTGCGACACGATCCGCGACCCACGATCAGCGAGCTCAACCCAACGCGGAATCTCACCGTCGCCGATCTCTTCGTCCCAGATGCCGAGCCCCTCACGCAGAAACGACTCCGGGGTGAGCTGCTTACGCATCCGCATCATCGACGACTCCGGCGTCCTCATCGGAAACGAAGGATTCGCCTTCGCCCACTGCTTACGGTCCAGCGGACTGCAACCACGATCAGCCGAAAACTCGATGAACGCCGTGTCGGTGTCCTCGCCCGCCAACACCTCGCGGCGCTTACGGATGAACACATCAGCCGGATCGGTCGGCTTCGGCGGTGTCCCCATGAACAACGGCAACGCATTAGTCGCCGTATTCATCGCCGGGATCATGTCGTCCAACGCCTTGTCCGACAAGATCTGCGCCTCGTCGAACACCTCAACATCAACATCATCGAAACCACGCCCGAAGCCACGTTCACGGGCACCGAACAGAATCCTCGAGCCGTTCTTGAACCGGACCGTCATCGTGTCGATCAACACCTGCAGCACATGCGGAGCGATCTTCTTGCGAGCCGCGAAACCCTGCACCTTGCCGAACGTCTCACGCGTCGTCTGCTCATGATGCGACGTCCACAACACCGTCAGCTTCGGATGCAGCAGACACAACGCGAACACGATCGACACGATCAGGAACGTCTTGCCGACCTGACGCGGGATCGACACCACGACACCGCCGACCGTCGCCGCATACTTCCCGTCCGCACGCTTCGCCAGGATCAGCCGACCGGCACCGTCCTGCCACGAATCAAACGTGATCCCCAACTCGGCACACTTGTCACGCACCGCCGGCCAACCCGTCGACGTGATCCCCGACGGCGCCACCACATGACGCGCCAACTCAGAGAGCTTCGACGTTCCAGCTTTCGTCGGGCGTCGGGTCGCGGCCATCGCCCTCCTCGCCCGCCGCATCGATCGCATCGATGTCGCGGGTGATCTCCATCAGCCGACGCGTCAACGCCGCCAAATCCCGAGCCGGCGTGTTCGGATTCTCAACATCAGTCGCGACACGATCCCGCAACGCAGCCAACAACTCCCGAGGCGTCCCACGCTCCGCAGCCTGCGTCACCGTCAACTTCCGACGCCTCTTCGACTTCTCATCCGACTGAACGACATGCAGACCCTTGCGTGCAGCCATCACATCACCTCATGGAAAAATGGGCGCACTCTCTCGGATGAGAGCGGGTTCT